GCTTGCCGGCGAGGATACCTACACCTCACCCTGCCTGTTCAAAGGCACCGCAGGCGCGCGCAAGAGCCTCGCCCGGGCCATCCAGGTGGTCCACGCGGACGCCGACACCTTCAACGTCGCGGACGCACTGCTGCCGCCCTCGGGCATCGCGCAGACCTCGGACGGCAAGACCCACATCTACTGGCGGATCACCGACTGCCATGACCCCTCCCTCATCGAGCCGCTGGCACACAGCGTGTCGAACACCCACGACAAGGCCAAGACAGGGCTCGACAACGGCTGGGCCGTGAACAAGCTCCTCCGAGTGCCTGGCACCTCGAACACCAAGTACGATGAGCCGTTCCTGGTCACCTTCGACGGCTCCGGCCCGGTCTACACGCTGGCCGAGTTCAGCGCCGCGTATCCGCCGGTCGAGCAAATCGTGGATGAGTTCAAGGAGATGGGTGACCTGCCCAAGATGGGCGCGGCGCTGAAGTCCCTGAAGGCGTCCCCGGCGCTCATGGAGCTGCTGAACAAGACCACCCCGGGCAACGTGGACCGCTCCGACGCCCTGTTCCTCCTGGAGCAAGAGCTGTTCCGCTGCGGCGCCAGCGATGAGGCAGCCTTCGTGGTGTGCCACAGCCACCCCTTCAACAAGTTCGCCGCCGATGGCAAGCACAACGCCGATGAACTGCTCTGGGCCGACATCCTCCGGGCGCGCGCCAAGTCCGAGGGCGGCGAGGTCGATGAAGACCCCGGCTACGAGGCCACCGTCACCGTCGAGCCCACGCCCAAGGACAAGTCCGTGGACTTCCTGACGCAGAGCGAGAAGGACAGCCTGCCCAACACCTTCATTGATGAGTACATCGCCTGGGCCACCTCCAAGACCGACGCCGCCACCGAGTACCACGTCGCCAGCGCGTTCATGATCCTCTCCACCGTGTTCTCCGACTTCGGCCACGCCGTCCCGAAATTCGGGCGGCTGCCGCTCAACCTCTGGTTCATGGTGCTGGGCGAGACCACCCGCTCGCGCAAGTCCACCACCCGCGCGCTCGGCCTGCAGTTCATCAAGGCCCTCGCCGTGGTGCCCGAGGGCGATGACCCCGAGGCCCTGGACTTCAACTACGATCTGGGCTCCGACTTCACCCCGGAAGCGCTCGACAACGAGCTGCTGAAGCGCCCGAACCGCTCCGCGCTGCTGCACCGCGATGAGGCGCAGGGCTGGATTCAGGAGATGGACAAGAAGGCGTACATGGCCGGCGCCAAGGGCAAGATGACCGAGCTCTACGACGGCCACGTCTCCGGCAAGCTGCGCGCCACGGGCGACAACAACCGCCGGGGCTCGGTGGACGTGGCCCTGACCCTGTTCATGATGGGCATTGCCTCCCAGGTGGCCGACTACCTCACGCAGGATGACTTCAGGAGCGGCTTCCTGACCCGCTTCATCTACATCGAGGCCACCCCGCCCCCGCGCACGGCAGCCTCGGACTGGCTGGAACAGGCCGACATCCACGAGGTCAAGCAGGGCGATGAGGTCTTCATGGCCATGGTCAAGCAGATCGAGCAGGCACGGGACCACTGGTGCTCCTTCGGCAACCAGCCCAACGGCCCCACCAACCCCGTCCCCTGTGTGCCCGAGGCGTGGCTGCGGCTGAACAAATTCATCACCGACGTGCTCGACGCCGCCGAGGGCCACCAGCGCCACCAGATCATCGAGGCCGCGTCCGACCGCCTCACCAAGTCGATCTTGAAGGCAGCCACGCTGCTGGCCATGCTCGACTGCTGTGACCAGGTGCAGGTGCCGCACATGCTCGCGGCCATCAACTTCGCCTCCAGCTGGTTCGGCCACATGGTCAACATGGCCAACCGCATCTCCGAATCCAGCTGGGCTCGCCGGCAGGCGCAGGTCGAGGAGTTCCTGCTGGAGAAGGGCGGCGCCGCCAAGTGGGAGGTGGTCTACCGCCACTTCCGCCAAGACCTCCGGGCCGATGAGTTCCTGAAGATCATCCAGGCGCTGCAGGACGCCGGCATTATCCAAGTCACTCCGCTGGAGAAGGGTGTCCGCTGGATCACCCGCATTGACTTCGAGGAGGAAATCGCAGCATGAGCACCCAACCGAACCTGATCTTCAGCGCTGACCCCAGCGAGATGAAGGACAAGCGCCTGAAGCAGCTGCAGCGGGCCAAAGAGGTCTGGATCACCTCGGCCCTGGCTGACCGCCGGGAGCGCATGGTCATGGCACACGAGCTGCACGGCTTCGAGCTGTTCTCCCTGAACCAGCTGGCCAAAATCTGCCGGCTGACTGTCCCCACGGTCTCGCGCCACATGAAGAAGAACGCAGTCGGCGGAAAATTCCAGCCCGAGGTCTTGTCCTCTGTCATTTATCTTCGTAAGCTCGTGATAATAAACACCCAAGTACCAGCCTCGTTCGTTAAGCAGGCCGTGGAGACCGGCACCTCGGTGGGGGTCATCGCACGGCTGAGCGGGGCATCCGAATCCACCCTCTATTTCAAATCCAAACAGTAGGAGCACACCATGCAGGTAGTAGGACTCACCGGCTTCGCCGGGGTAGGCAAGAGCACGGCAGCGCAGTACCTCGTGGAGCGGCACGGCTTCACCCGCCTGTCCTTCGCGGCCCCGCTGAAGAAGATGCTGCGGACGCTCAACCCTGTCATGGGCAGCAGCCGCGTGTACTCGGGGCTGAGCGCTACAGGCAGCAGCCGCCCGGTCCACCTCGATGAGGTGTTCAACAAGTTCCAGGGTGACGAGCTGGCTGTCAAGGCCTCCCGCTACGGCGACGAGTACCGCCGCCTCCTCCAGGTGCTCGGGACCGACTGCATCCGGTCTGTCTCTGAGGACTTCTGGGTGGATGCCGCTATCAAGCAGATGCCCAGCTACGCGAACGGCAAGTACGTCTTCGATGACTGCCGGTTCCCCAACGAGGCTGAGGTCATCAGTGCCATGAACCCCCTCGGCCTCTGGTACATCGAGCGCGAGGGCGTCCACGCGGCCAACGGCCACGCCTCCGAGCAGCACGCCGGCAAGATGGGCGAGCAGGTCTTCCTGTTCAACGGGACCGGCCAGCTGGAGTTCCTGCACGATCAGATCGACAACGCCGTGGACATGGCCTTCCAGGACGTGAAGGCATGAGCAAGCGCCCTTACGTTTGGCACAGCAGCAAGTTCCTGCCGAGTGAGAGTTTCCGGCGCCCGTGGGCCGTCACCATCGGCAGGCCGGAACACCTCAACGACTACGAGAACTCCTTCAAGACGCTTCCCGAAGCCCACTCCTTCGCAATGGGCATGGTCGGCGCTGAGGAGGCGGTCTCCCAGTGAGGGTCTACCTCTCCAGCGCCGACGTGGTGACGCCGGCCTGCCTGGAAATCCTCTCGCGCGTCAAGAATGACACCATCCCGAACATCGAGCTGGAGTTCAGCAAGATCGTAGGGGAGGAGCTGCCGCCCAACGCCACCGTGTTCGCCATGGGCTCCTACGCCCGCAAGGGCACCGAGCGCGTGGTCCCGGCCCCGTCCGTGGCCCAGTGCCTGACCAAGCCGGACATCCTCACCCGGCTGGGCACCGCGTTCCGCCTGCTGGCCACCCCGCCCGTGCTCCCCGAGTTCGAGTACACGGTGATTGACGACCTTACGGATGCCACCGACTTCCTGATGTCCATTTCGGACTACCCCAAGATCGTGGTGGACATCGAGACCTCCGGCGACATCTCGGTGGATGAGGCGGACCCGCGCCGCATCATCTCCATCGCCATCACTGCCGGCGGCATGGCCTACGTTTTCACGGAGGAACTGTGTGCCGGACTAGGCTTCTACGGCGCGTTCTGCGGGTTTATGGAACGCAACGGGATGATCGCCGTCAACGGCAAGTTCGACCTGAAGTATTTCCCCGATGCCAAGGTCCGGTTCATCCGGGACACCCAGCTGGCGCACTACGCGCTGTTCCCGGCAGCCGGCCAGCACGACCTGAAGAACACCACCAAGAAGTATTTCGGCTTCGAGGACTGGGATGAGGCCACCAAGGAGTACACCCGCAAGGCCACCTACGAGGAGCCGTGGCGCGATGAGGAGACCGGGGCATGGGCTGACGCTCGCGCGTACTCCACCGGCTCCGGCTACGAGCGCATCCCGCGCCACCTGCTCTACCGCTACAACGCCTTCGACGTGTACGCCACTTGGCACTGGGATGTCCTCATGGAGGAATACCTGGCTGACGATGAGGACTCCCAGAGGGTGCTCGCGCTGCTCATGAAACTCTCGGACATGTTCATGGCCGTCGAGAAGCGCGGCATCCGGCTGGACATCCCCTACCTGGAGGAGCTGTCCGGCATCCTCACCGCCGAGAAGATCGAGGCGCTGGCGAAGCTGGGCGAGCTGGCCGAGAAGCCGGGCCTGAACCCCAACTCGCCCAAGCAGATCAAGGACTGGTTCACCGAGCGGGGTGTCCCGCTGAAGGGGACCGGCAAGGAAATCCTGGAGGACTTCGTGCTCGATGAGCCCGACGACTCCCCCGAGGCTTTGGTGGCATCCCAAGTCCTTGTGTGCCGGGACTACACCAAGCAGCTCGGCACCTACGTTGACGGCTACCGGCTGCAGGCCGACGCCAACGGCATCGTGCGGCCCGGCTACAAGCTCACCGCGTCCACCACGGGCCGGCTGGGCGGGCAGGGCGCCTCGATGCTCACCCTGCCCCGGGACAAGCGCCTGAAGAAGATGGTGCTGCCGTACACCCCGCAGGAGCTTGTGGTGGGCGCGGACCTCTCGCAGGCCGAGCTGCGCGTGATGGCCTGCGAGTCGCTGGATGAGTGGATGATCGCGGCCTTCCAGCCCGGCGCCCCGGACTTCTTCGACAACCTGCTCACGCAGGCCTACCCCCAGACGGACTGGTTCGAGCTGCACCACCGCGTGGATGTCACGCACGAATGCACGGAAGCGGAGGCCGACTTCTACAACGGAAAGCGCGCCTCGATGAAGGGCGTGGTGTACGGCAAGAGCTTCAACCGTGGAGACCTCGCCATCTCCAAGGCGCTGAGAATCCCGCTGCGCGAGGCGAACCAGCTTAGCGATGCCTTCATCCGGCCCGGCTCGATGTTCGCCCTGTGGCGCGAGGAAATCACCGAGCGCGCGCTGAACGGCGAGGCCATCGTGACCAAGTTCGGGCGTCACTTCCAGTCCGAACTCATCACCCGCAAGAACAAGCACCTCGTGGTCAACTCGGCGTTGGCCTTCACCTCGCAGTCCACGGCCAACGACATCTGCCTCACAGCGGCTCTGGAGGTCAACAAGTGCCTGCCGGCCTACGGGGCACACCTCATGGGGACCATCCATGACGCCATCTACGCCTCCACGCCCAAGGATGAGGTCGAGCTGGTTGGCCCTGTACTGGTCCGCGAGCTGGCCAAGGCCGGGCGGGATGTCTACGGTGACCTGGTGCCGTTCACCGCCAGCTGGGGCTCCGGGAAAAATCTCGCAGAGGTCTAGCTATTGACACTCGTGCGCGAGGGTCTATAGATTGGTGTTTACACCGCACAGGACATAGGAGCACACAATGAAAAAGGGCCAGAAGGTCAAGGTAATCGCCTCTCAGCACCACGCCCCCTTTCGCAGCGAGCATGACTCACGCGCGCTCGTTGGGCGCGATGGGGTAGCAACGGGGAGGAGCCGGGGCCGTTACATCGAGGTCACGATCATCTCGCCGCTGTCCGGTCGCCCCTACGCCTACCTCATGGACCCCTCCGAGCTGGAGGAAGTCTGAGTGAGCGGGCAGCAAGAGGGCCGGGCGCAGCTCGGGGCCTACCGCCACATGGCCTATGTCGGCGGTAGGGGCTACGGCAAGACAGCCATGCAGCAGCGCATGGCCGAGGAGTTCAAGCTGACCAAGGAGATGCTGGAGGAAGCTCTGAACACCCCCTTGTACCCCTGGCAGCAGGCCTTCATCAAGGGCCAGGTCATCGGCCACTGGGAGTACACCCCGCGTGATGAGCTTCGACACCGGCTCAACCAACGCCTGCAGGGCAAAGACCCCGGGCTACCGATCAACACAAGGTTCTGGAGGGACCAAAAATGATGCTTCCCAAGTTCATCACCCGCTGGGTGGACAAGCAGATCGAGACCGCGTGGGAGCTCCACAAGGAGCACTGCGCCGAGTACGGCGTCGATCCTCACGACGTGGACGCGCCGGAGTCCTGGCGGGAGAACCTGCACATCTGGTTCCCCGAGGCGCCGGACTGGCGGCGCTCCATCGACTGGACAGAAATCGTGGACAGCTTCACCATCCCCATCCACCGCCGCCTGCATCTCTGCAAGCTCGGCTGGCACATGTGGGGCTGCTACTACGACGGTCGTTGGCACGATGACAGGCCGCACGCCAACTGCACCATCTGCGGCAAGAAGCGTTACGGCTACGTCCCGAGGTGGGCACGATGAGCCGGGAGAACACCGACAGCTACCGCGACTCCGAGGGCTTTGGCAGGGACATCCAAGTCTCGCCGGGTGTCTGGAGCGTCAAAGGCCCGGACAACGAGGACCACGCCGTTGGCTGTGCGTTCATCGTTCAGAGGGGCGTCCTCCCCTGCAGCTGCGATGCCACGCGCAAGCGGTTCGGCAGGGACCACAAGGCCAACCTGACGCACTGGTTCCCGCGCTGGCTTCGCTGGCAGAAGGCCCGCTCGGTTGCCTATGAGACCGTCCGGCCCATGCCGTGGCCGGTCACTGGCCCTGACGGCGAGCCTTGGGTGCCGGGGATCGACTTCAACGGCGAGCCTCCACCCACACACGCTGAGTGGTGCAACGTCCCGCACCAGCCCGGAGTCACCCCCTGCAGGCTGGTCCGCAAGCTGAAGGACAACCCCCAAGCATGAAAGTCCTTTGGCTTGACCCCGGCGGGATGACAGGTGTGTGCCTGTTCAACACCGACACCCTGAAGGTGGAGCTGTTCAAGATCATCCCCAACGGCCTCACCGGCTTCCAGGAATGGGTGGAGTTCGGTGAGGTGCCGGAGCACGACGTGTTGGGCTGCGAGTCCTTCGAGCTGGAGGAGGGCACACACGGGGTGGACCTGACCCCCGTGGCCATCATCGGCTACCTGAAGTCCCTGGGAACGCCCATCGTGTGGCAGCGCCGCAACCAGCGCGGCAAGAACAAGCTCATCAGCATCAAAGTCCTGAAGCGGGCCGGCCTCTACCCCAAGCGGGGTGAGCTGAAGGAGGGCCACCAGGTGGCAGCCCTCCAGCATCTCCTCGCTTACCTGGTCCGCCAGCGCCACCTACCAACCATCCGTTTGCTTCATCCACCACAGGAGTAATCATGAGCAGGTCAGTTAGGCAGGACTACGACAAGCTGCGGACCCCCGAGCCCGAGCCGGCCCCGGAACCGGAGGTGACCATCCCGGTCCTCCATAAGTTCGCGGCAGTCATGCTCCTCAGTGAGGAGCAGGTCTTCGACGGCATGAGCTGGACCGATGAACGCTACCACCGCCGGGCCGACGCCTACAACGTCTCACCGACCAACGAGGACTGGGCCAAGTACCACCGCGCCCGGGCTGGCCTGCTCGCCCTCCAGAACTACGAGGGCACCGTGGGTCTGGAGGAAGTCGAAGTACCGATGCCCAAGCCCGAGACCCATTACCGATTCACCGAAACCCACGAGTCCTGGATCGAGCGCTGCCGCGCCCTCCAGGCCGAAAGGAACGCAGCATGATCGCCCTGCTCCGCAAGCTGTTCACCCGCCGGCCCCAGCGCCACTACGCGCGGGACTGGGACGGCACCCACGCCACCTGCCGCTGTGGCCATCACAGCGTGTGGGACTATGACCTCCGCAAGCACTTCGCAGAACTGGAAAGGATCGGCTCATGAAGCTGTACCTGGCAGGCCCCATGACGGGCATTGAGCATTACAACTTCCCGGCCTTCGACGCGGCAGCCAAGCAGCTGCGCGAGGCGGGGCACACGGTATTCAATCCTGCCGAGAACGACAGGGAGAACGGCTTCGACGCCACGGGGCTGAAGGGGCACGAGGCCGCAGAGAAGGGCTTCAACCTGCGGGAGGCCCTGAAGCAGGACTTGTCCTGGATTTGTGACCACGCCGAGGGGATCGCACTGCTGCCCGGCTGGGAGGAATCCAAGGGTGCGCGCACCGAGGTGGCTCTGGGCAACGCGCTGGGCATCAAGGCGCTGCTGCACTGGAACTTCTGGCACCCGGCAGGGACACAGACGCCTCTGGCCAAGCCCGAGCGCGTTGCCTTCAAGCTGGGGCAGGGCATCGTCATCGAGCCGGTGCTGTCGTGAGCCGGGTCAGGAACCGCAAGACGCCGGAGCCCCGGATCAAGAATCCCCTGCCGGAGGGCTGCATCTGCGCCTTCGAGCTGCACCGGGCCATCTCCGAGGCCGAGCTGACCTGCACCAGGACGCGGACTGACCCCCAGTGCCCAGTCCACCGCGAGAAGTTTGCCTCGGAGGCGCTGGTGGCCGAGAACGAGGCCAGCGCCTGCCACCACTGCGGCGGCGGCGTGGGAGAGTTCAAGGCCTCGGCGTGGCGCAAGGACACCGGCAAGCGGTTCTTCTGCCACAACGACACGCGCTCTTGCTACAACGAGCGGCGTGGCACGTACTTCGACTAGACCGTGATACGCTCTCCGAGCAATCCTGAATAGAAGCAGGGTGTATCTGGGAAAGGGAGCCTCCCCTGCAGAGGCTCCCTTTTTCTATGCCCGGACGTACTGGCTTGGATCGACGTACAGGGGGTCATCCTCGAACTTGGTGGTCCGCCCGTCCACCTCATGGAACTGCGGCAGCTTGTCCTTCCAGCCACGGGCGTTGTAGAGCCGGTGGATGACCTCGGCGGCGTTCTGCCCGAGGGAACCGGCGCGGGTGACCTTGGCGTCCCGCAGAGTGCGCGTCTGGGCCACAATCTGGCGGGGCACAGTGCCTTGGAGCACGGACACCAAGCGGTCATAGTTGATGCGCTTGCCGAACGTGGCAACAAACACCCCGAGGCCTTCGAGCATCGTGCGGGAGTAGGTGGAGCGGTCCAGGTTGGCCCCGTCGTAGGCGCGGTGCAGCGTGCGGATCACCTTGTCCACGAGGTCCGGGTGCGCGCCCTCATCCCGGACGCCGCAGCCGCTGTAGACCTTCTCCAGCGTCCCGATGGCAGAGATGACGTTCAGGCTCTGGTTGTTAGCCCAGTCCACATGCAGATCGTAGGCGCGGAGCACCTTGTTGATCGAGCAGGCCTGCGGCTCGCCCTGGGTCACGCGGGCCTTGAACTTGTCGATGGCCTGGATGGCTCTGCCCTTATTCAGGGCCAGGAACAGCGCCGCCTCCTCCTGCAGAGTGAGGTCGGTGAAAAGCTTCGTGTCCAGCAGGCCGTCGTACTTGGCGAGGCGCGCGGCCACCATCCGGTGCTGGCCATCGACAATGTAGGTGTGGCCGTCAGCCCGCAGCGAGGCGACAAGAAGGCCGAGGGCTTCCGGTTGGAAGTCCTCGGCCATCTCCTCTGCGCGGCCCTGATTGAGCTGGCGCTGCACTCTGAGGTCAACGCTGAACTCTTTGGCGTGGAGCTGCACGAGCTTGCTGGGCTTGTTCAGCGTGGTGATCTTGGTGGGTTTGGTAATCGGCACTGCGAGCTTCAAGGTTGCTCCCCCTCAGACGGTGAATTGAACCACACCAGCCTAAAGCAAAAAACCGATTTAGTAGGTGCGCAGCAATTCCATGTCGCGCCAGGAACCATTTCCCACGGTCAGGGCGAGGATGCCGTTCTGCGAATTGCCCTCACCGTTTGAGTGTTCGAGCCAGCTGGAGCCCCGGTCCAGAGTCGGCGCCTGGAACCACCAGCGGCCACCGATGAGGTTCTGCATACGCAGGTGGTGGAAGTGGGCCGTGATGATGACGTGAGCCGGCTGCAGAGGGTGGTTGCCGGCGAACTGCCCGGTCAGCCACTTGGGGACGCCATCAGCGGCGCCGGCTCCCCGGCTGTAATGCCCGTGTGCCAGTCCGACGCCGACGCCGGCGAGGTCCAGGGTCATCGACACCTCGTGCTCGGAGGGCCAGGCGAACTGGACGTGCGAGAAGGCGCCGGGGTTGAGCTTGAACGAGCGCTTGATGTTCGAGAGGCTGAGGAGCCCATAGTCGTTGTGGACGCCGCCGACAGCCTTGCCGTCCTCGCGGACCTCCATGTGGTTGCTCGGCACACCGGCAATGATGAGTTCATCCGAGACCCGGGAGAGCTCGTAGGCTGCGTGGGTCATCAGCTCGGTGTGGAGGTCCAGCTGCTCGATCAGCTGCCGGTCATTGGTCTGCGCCTGCGTGGGCGTGTTCTGGAAGTTCTCTGCGCCGTCGCCCAGCTCTGTGAGGCACACTCTGCGGAGGCCGTGGCGGGCCAGATAGTCCTTGGCAAGCTCGATGCCTTCGAGGAAGCCCTTCTCCGTCTCAGCGGTGCCGCCGTGGCGGTCGGTCTTGCCGAGCTGGAGGTCTGCGATGTTGATGATGCCGAAGTGCGAGGCCGGATCGACCTTGCGGAGGGTGACCGGGGGCCGGCTGGCTGCCCACTCGGAGAGTTCTAGCAGCCTAGAACGGTCACCGGAGTCTTCAAGTGAACGGGCCACAAACTTGAATTTGTACCACCAGCGCTCGGCGCCGTTCGGCCCTGTCTGCAGAGTGGCCCGCTCCAGCATCACGTCCTGGCCCTCGGGGATGGGCTGGCCGGTGGCCTCCTCGAAGACCTTGCGGTACTCCTCGCTGGTGACGGCCTTGGAGCTGGTGACCGTGCCGGTGCCGCGCGCATAGTCCACGGTGCCCGGGGAATCGAAGCCTCTGGGAATCTCGACGGGGCGCGGGGCCATGCCCTGCACCGTGGCCAGCGTTTCGCTGAGCGCCATCCTAAAGGCCGTTGACTTCGCGCGAGGCGTTGCGCCGACGCCATGCAGCCACAGAACTGTCGGTGACGACGCTGTGGGTCTTGGTTTCCCGCCGGATCGCCAGCGTGAGCGTGGCCGAGGTGATTTCCTCGTTGTTCAGCGCCGCCAGCAGCGCCTCGCCGTCCTCGGTGCCTTCCCACTTTTCGAGCAGGATGTCCACGCGGTTCTTGGGAGCAACAGAACTCCCGGTCAGCTGGGAAAGGGTATCGTTGAGGGCCATTTTATGCTCCTGAGACAAGGAATGGGCTACAAACCTGTGTAGGTCTGTAGCCCATTCTATCAAGACAGTAAATTAGTAAGCAGGGGACGTGCTATTCGACTGCCGGCGGACCCTCTGCCGGAACATTCTTGGGGGTCACTTTGAGCCGGAGCAGGTACGAGCCGAGCGCCGTCATGAACGACTTGGCCACCAGAATCCCGAGGGTGATCCAGAACGCCTCGGTCGTCACGTCCTTCTCCAGGATCAGGGTGCCGATGCCGCCGCCGATGAGCACGAGGGCATCGAGGATGAAGCCGGTGTAGAGCGTGCGCCAAGCGCGGACCAGCGCGTCGAGGTACTTGGGAGGAACCGGAACGGTCCCGGGGGTGAGGTGATCTGCCATTGGGTTAGCCCTTCTTGATAATCAGCTGGTTGCCGATGTAGATGGTGGAGTCCGGCCCACGCAGTCCGTTGAGCCGGGCGAGGTAGCCCGCATCGAGGCCGTAGTAGGCAGCCACGGAGCGGATCGTGTCGGGGGCCTCGATGTTCCAGGCCAGCGGTCCCGGAATCCAGATTTTCTGGCCGGGGACAATCCGGTTGGGGTCGATGTTGTTGTAGGCGGCAATCTGCGCCACGCTCGGGCCGTTGTAGTAGGCCTGAATCTTGCCGAGGGTGTCTCCGCGCTCTACCACCCAGTGGATGTCGGAGTCCGGGTAGACGCGGGGCTGCTTGGCAGGAGCGGGCGCCGGCTTGGCCGGCACGGAGGAGCTGGGGTTGACCGGGGCCGGGGTGGGCTTTGCGCCCGTCTTCTCGGCTACGATCTGCTTGGCCCGCGCCGTGATCGACGGAATCCACTGCTCCCACACGCCGGGGCACTGGGTGGCGTTGAAGTTCTTGTGGGGGTACAGGACAATCGGGATGCCGTTGAGGATGTGCTGGTCAGCGATGAGTTCGGCCAGCGTCTCGCGGTCTTCAGCGGAGCAGCGCGGGTTGTTCTCAACGGACACCAGGTTGTTGTTCCCCCAGCCGTTCGCGCCGTCGCCCTGCGCCCAGGCAATCGTGAGCGGCGAGATGAGGCAGGCAACGAGCCCTGCTTCAGAGACAAAGTTCACGGACGCCGACTGAGCGTGTGCCCGGGCGATGAGCACGTTCACGATGTTCCAGAACGTGGGCTTCTGGGCGGGATCGCCCCACCAGTGGATGGCCCAGCCCTTGGGCTTCATGGGGCCACCGTCGAAATCGGTGATCGAATATTCTTCGTGCAGTTTGTACGCCATGCTGTTCTCCTTATCGGGGTGTTACTGTTCGAGGTCGGGGGGCCACTCGATGGGCACACCGCCCAGATCGTGGACCTGCCCACGGAGGCCGTGGATGTACTTGCGGTAGCCGCTGAACTGGGTCTGCACCGAAACCTTGAACTCCTCGAAGCGCTCGTTCAGGCTGGCGATGTCCTTCTTGTTCTTCTCGCGCTCCTCTTTGAGGTCGGCCTTCGCCGTGTCGCGCTCCTCCTGCACGTCCTGGAGGAGGGTGTTCTGCTGGCTGAAGACCTGCCCGTTGCCGGTGAGCGCGTTGGCCTCGATCTGGGACTTGCGGTTCAGCTTGGCGACAAGGACGCCGCCGCTGGCCGAGATGAGTGCTACGGCGACGGCTACGAGGATCGTGGACCAGTTGATGTCATTCCACATCGCTGTCACCCGGCTTCTCGACCACTTCAAGGTGGACAGGACCGGGGTTGAGCATCCGGGCGATGCCAACGGCGTTCAGCACCATCGAGCCCAGCATGGCCGAGGAGAGATACGCGAGGTTGTCATAGCCGCCCGGCAGGACGGGGGTGGTGAACCAGTAATGCAGGTAGGACAGTGCCCAGAAAAAGAGCAGGGCTGTGATCCAGCCGAGGGCCTTGGACTGGTCCACCTTGAAGGCGGCGGTGATGAGATGCGAAGCGCAGAGGAACCAGAGGACTCCCCACAGCTGCAGCGGCATGAACAGCGTTGCCAGCTGGACGCCCGGCATGGGCGGCGTGTTCAGGACACCGATGTAGGCGAGACCGAAGCACCCTGCCAGTGCGGCCTGCCCGAGCATCACCAAACCCCTCGGCCCGTAGACCGAGGGGAGCGTGGTGCGTAGCTGTGTGAGTCCCCGGGAGAGCCAGAGCGGCGGTGTAATTCGGGGCATGAGATATGTCTTCCTGTAGAAAAGGTGTATCTAAACACCAATTCTACAGGGAGACATATTCAGGGCTCTAGAATGCCTGAATGAGCGTGACCGTGAGGGTGTTGAACAGTGAGAAGTTCACATTCAGCGTCGGCGGGTTGTCGTAGTTGCCGAAATACTGGCAGCCGGAGGCCCAGATGGTGTCGCCCGGCACACAGCGCATGGTGGTGGCGCAGTCGAGGGTCAGAGGGTGGCCGGTGTTGTCGTCAAAGATTTCGACCTGCTTGTGGCGGCTGCCGTTCTGCCACAGGGTCAGCTCCAGGTACTCATTCTCAGCCATGTCACCGATGTAGGCCGCAATCGTTGCGTTGACTTGGTACAGCCCCTCGTGCGCCACCTTCAGGACGCCGCCGGCAAGGGTCATGTCCCCTTCGAGGTAGTTGACGCCCTGCCCCACGATGAACGGCAGCGGCACCTGCGCGTGGCCGGGATCGCCCGCCGTCAGGGTGAAGGGGTCTTGGATGTTCAGGTAGGCACCCTCGTACCGCTCCTGCCTTTTGAGGCGTTCCCCGATGCCGTTCATGATGGAGTCAGCCATCGCCTGGGACCACACCTCGGGGTCGAGGTTGTCATCCTCATCCGGTGTCCAGATGCCTGCTGCGTTTACGTTTCCCATTGTGGTGCCCTTCTTAGTAAGTCGCTGCTGGAATGTCGTTGCCCATTGCGTCCACCCACGCGGTGCCGTTCCACCAGATGGGCTTTTTGAGCGTCATGTCGTAGACGTGCGCGCCGGCCATAGGTGTGTAGCCGTCAGCCACCGGGCGCTTGGGGTAGTTGATGTGCCAGTAGGAGTCCATGACACCGTTGACCTGCGGCGCGTAGAACCAGTTGGTCTTGATGGCCACTGAGCCGTCGCGCGCCGGGGTGCCGTCATCAGTGAGTCCGCCCATAGGCGTCTGGAGGTACAGGCGGTCGCGGTCAAGGCCTACCTCGCACCACTGCTCCCAGTTGCCGGTCTCCTCGTTGATCCAGACGTTGCCCATCTTGCAGTAGTAGGGCTCGGCCACCACGTAGCCGTGCGCCCGCGTAGGGCCACCCCAGAACCGCTGTGCGCCGTGGAGGAAGGCAGAGCTGGTGCTGGTCCCCACCAGCCCGTAGCCGTCGCCGGTCCCGCCCGTGGTGTAGTCCACTCCCGGCGGGTACGGATCGCGCTTGCCGATGACCTGCGTGCCGTAGTAGTCCGAGTCGTTGTCGAGGTCGCCGTAGAGGTGTTCTTCCTCCGTGGCAAGCTCCCACGCGATGCCGGACTGCGGAGGCTCGATGGGCAGCCACTGCTGGCCGGCCTGGCTCCAGCCCAGCACCTGGCCGTCGAGCACGTTGTAGGTGCCCACGTCCGCCAGGGAGGAGAGCTTCTGGGCAACGGGGTTCTTCACGCTGGGCGTGGCCCCGGTGTTGATGCCCCGCTTGGGGTTGGCGAAGTCAATCCCGGCGTTGGCGGCGAGCTGCCTGACCACCTCGCGCAGCTGCTTGTTCTCCTCGATGAGGGCATCCACCTCAGCGGCCCACGCCTGTGAGCCTCCCGGCAAGTCCTTATGCGGTTTCGGCATTGTTACCCCTTAGCGGCTGGATGTTGAACTGCCGGATGGTCCGGCCAAAGTGGCGCTTCTTTTCGTCAGCGATGGTGGCCCCCGGCGGGTAGCTCGCCACGTAGTCCCCGATGGTGGTGTGGGGCACCGCGCTGCCGGAGACCTTGGAGTGCGTCTGCGAGGCCGAGGTGATGCGGTAGTTCCGCTTCCCGTCCGTGAACCGGGTGCCTGCAGGGAACTGGCCGAACCGGCTGGGCGTGTAGAAGTCGTTCGGCAGCTCGAAGCTCACATCGGCCTTGGAGGCGCTGTACTCGGCTGCCATGGCGGCAGCGGTGTCGTAGGTCTCCATGGGGCCGGCGATGAAGGGCGACTCGAACACGTTGTCGAACCCCTCGCGGGCGTTCTTGGCCCCGGTGCCGACGTGGACTTCCACCGGATCATTCAGGATGCCCGAGCCGGAGATGTAGAGCGCCGGACGGTCGGCCTCGCCCTCCGAGATGCGGTACGGAGCGCGCACCGTGTCGAGGTCAGGAGCGGTGATCTTGATGGCGATTTCCCCCTCCACCCCGGTCAGCGAGACCTCGACCTTGCCGCCGTTGTCCTTCCACCACTGCGGGGCGATGATGTAGCCGTCAGCGCCGGTCACCACGTACTGGCCCCAGCCCTTCTTGTAGGGGAAGGGCGAGATGCCGTTGACGGCCACAGGCTGGACCACATTCAGGATCGAGTGGCCGGTCTGCACCGTGGTCTCGAACACCTCGCGCGCGGCAACCTGGTACACCGAGTCAGCGCGCCAGAGCACGGCGGTGTTGTCCGTGACAGCGCGGGACTGCTTGTTGACCACTGCCACCTGCTTGTACTTCTCGCGGCGCTCGGAATCCCGGCTGAAGCCGCTGAAGTTGCCCCTCGGTGCCGAGAGCCCCGCGATGCGCGGGGTGACCAGCAGCTTGGAGTCCAGGAACCGGATGTCCTGCCGGGTGATGGCGCAGTATTCGTTCAGCAGTGACCAGACGTTGCCCTGGAAGCCGGAGACAAAGCCGAACGCCCTGCCCGTCTGGGAGAGCGACTTCTGGACAGCCGGAACGCCGGCAGGGTGGCCCTTGGCCACGGTGAGGTACGTCCCCCAGCGGAGCATCTGTGTGCCGGAGCCGCCGGCAGCCGCGTGCTTGATCGAGGTCAGGTACATCACGCTAGGCAGCGCATACGTGGCCACCTGGGACATGCCGGCGTACTCCAGCTCGCCGCTGCCGTCCAGGTCATCGGTGTGGACGGTCAGCTTGGCCACGACGGCGGTGGAAGACAGCCGCTCGATGGAGAATGTCACGCGGTAGTCGGCGCCGGACGGAACCGTCACAGAGTCTGCCGGCACACCACCGATGGCTGCGGTGATGAGGCCGTCCGAGGTGGCCGAGATGCTGAGGCTGTGGGCGCCCCGCTTGTCATCCACCATGTTCCAGGAGACGCTGGCCGCGCGCCCGGCGCCTCGGAGACCGAAGCCGATGCTGGCCACGAGTCTGCGGTTCCTGGGCACACTGACAGCCACCCTGCCCTCGGGCAGTTCGTGGAATGCCGTGGTTCCGGTGGTAGCGGAACCGAGGGTTTTCACGGAACGGTCATTCAGGACAACCGTGCTCGTGGGATCGCCGGCCACCTTCTCGTAGAACCGGGCCGAGGTCTGCGCGCCGTAGGAGTCGGCGTGGCCAAAGCCGGAGGCGTAGGCGATGCAGTCACCGGGCACCTTGTCGTAGAACAGGCCGCACTGCTGGCTCCAGTAGTCGATGGCCCGAGCCGCCGTCCACTTGCTGGGGGCAGCGTCGATGAAGGGGAACAGGTGCAGCTCGTTGTTCAGCAGGGTCAGCGCGGTGTCCTGGGCGATGGTGGCAACGTCCGAGCCCTGGGGCAGGGACAGCCGGACAATCTCGCCCTCGTAGGTGCCGACAGCGCCGTGGGAGAGCACGTTGGTCTCGCCCAGCGCGAACTCGGGGTCAAGGCCCTTGATGTACCCCGCGTTGACGCTCGGGGCAGCGCCGGAGCCCTCGGAGGGGTTCAGCGGCACGGCTGAGGTGGATACCGTGAAGCTGGCCAGCCTCCCGAGGGGGGTGGTGCCCAGTTCCGCCGGCTTGACGACGTAGCCCAGCTCGGCGTACAGCACACCCTCCCCGGAGAAGTCCGAGACGATCTTCCGGGTGGAGAAGTGGGTGGTGAGGGTGCCTTCGCCGCTGAAGTCCGAGTCAATGGTGTCCGGGCCGGATGCGCCGAACGCGGTGGACAGCGTGCCCTCGCCGGAAAAGGCCGAGTTGATGACAACAGGCTCGGCCATGTAGGCAATGGAGAGGTTGTCCACCCACACGGCCTGGTCAGCGGGGCCGAAGTTCTTGGCGAAGCGAACCGTCAGCGTGTCCGTGGTGGGAGCCACCACAAAGTCAAACCGCTGTGAGCCCGAGTTGCCGCCCGCAATCTGGTTGCCCCAGACCTGGGTGCCACCGGAGAGGATGGAGACAGTATCCCCGCCAGTGGCCTGCCACTTCAGGTCAAAGCCCACCACGCCGGCCACCGGCAGGGAGCTGGTGTCAATCACCAGGTCGTAGTTGCCGCTGTCGGCTTCCGTGAGCGCAGGCGTCCGCATGGAGCGAGTGCCGGTGATCGGCGCATCGGTGCTGTTGGTCCACGTCGCGGAGCTGAGGACAGCAGGGACGGCCCCGTCTTCGAGGTTGAAGATCGCTGGCCGCTTGCCGTTGCCGGTAGCGGCGGACGGGCGCCGGAGAATGTTGGTGGCCGTGATCTTGGCGAGCCATGCAGCGTTCTGCCCAGTCCAACCGCTGCTGTCGTGAAAGAACTCCCACGTCAGTACGTGGTCGCCCGCCGGCAGGCTCATGCCAAATTCGTTCCAGCCATACTCGCCTGTCCAGGGCGAGGTCTGGGTTACCCCGTCCATGCGGAAGCGCAGGCCGTCATAGCCTGATTCCGAGCTGACCTTGAACATGAAGCTGAGGGAGCCGCCTTCCGGCCCAACCGTGACCGGGATGGACACCGGAACGTTGTCACTGTTGGTGCGGCTGTCTACCCATTTGAGCGAATTGGTGATGCCGGGGTAGAACGCCGGGTCGGGAATGTCAGTGCTGAGCTGGACACGCCCGCTGGCGGCGGTGTAGTCCGTGGCGCTGCCCAACGAGTCCGCCGAGAAGTCCAGCACAAAGGTGCCGGGGGTGTAGGTGAGCACCGTGTCCAGGGTGCCGGTGCCGCTGTAGTTGCTGAGAATGCGCTTGATGTAGTCCAGCTGAGTGGACAGGGTGCCCACACCGCTGAAGGTGCTGTAGAAGCCACCGCCCTTTACCTGCCACTTCTCCGCTGCCGGGATGACAGCGGAGCCTCCGGCCCACGGAGCCATGGCTTAGACGGCTACGGCGTAAGGAACAGCAAGGATGATGGAGCGCATTTGAAGACCTGCAGAGCCGTTGGCAACAGCGCCGAACGGACCCCAGGCAGCCACAGAGCCGTCACCCTTGTTCAGGGCAACCAGCTTGTAGACAATGCCGTTGTAGGTGATGCGCGTGCCGATGGGGTCCGGGTAGTCCGTGGCCGGCGTAGGCGCGTTGGTGTTGGCGAAGAAGAAGTTGGTCAGCCGGCCACGGATGCCTTCAGTCTCGCTGAACATGACGTAGGGCAGCAGGTACACGTTGCCGTCGATGCTGCACTGGCGGTTCATGCTCACCACGTCAGTCGCGCCGACCGTGGGCCAGTCCAGAGACGCAAGGCGTCCGACGCCCCAAGACACGGTGTTGGCCGCGTCACGGCTGATTGCTACCTGGTGGCCACCGTTGTTCACCGTCGAGGTGACGGCGGCGGTAGGCGCACCGATGGAGATGGCAGGGTTGGTCACCGTGTCACCAGCGTGGTACTTGGTCAGCTCGGAGAGGGCGAAGTAGTTCTTCAGCGAGCCGTAGATGGGGGACGTTGCGCCGGTCTCATTGGCACGGGGACCTTCGATGGCGACAAAGAGGTGGTTCTTGCCGACGCTGAGGGTGACGTGGATCGGGGCGTTGAGTGCGCCCGATGCGGCCTTCCAGAAAATCCAGCTGGGCTTTGCATCGGTCCAGCCGCCGGGAGCCGTGCCGGTGTACTGCCGGTAGGCAATGACGTTGAGGTACTGGCTGCCCAGATCGCCTTCGAGGTCGAGGATCAGGTCAGTACCGTTGTCCGTGGTGCTTTTGAGCACGGTGCCACGAGTCTTGAACGTGGTGCCGATGGCGAAGATGGAGCCCCAGGTGCCGGAAATGGTGATGACGCTGCCGGCAACTGCGGTGATCTGGCGGTAGACCTCAGAGGCGCCGGGGTTGACCGTGATCCACTGACCGACCGTGAAGCCGGTAGCGCTGGTCAGAGTCGCCGTGTTGCCCGCAGCGGTGGTGGCCACAGAGTTGGTTGTGGTGGCCACAGTCACGCCAAGATCAGTCCAGTGCGCGTTGGCAAGGATCTGGGTCTTCAGAGCAGCAATGAGCCCTGCAGGGGTAGTGTCAAATTCCGCGTAAGTGATGGCCACGGTTAGGCTCCTTCAGAGATGTCTTGAAGTTTGGTGTCCCTGCCCAGGTAGGCAAAGCTGGGTGAAGCAAAGGGTGCAGCCGGAATGAAGGTCTTGTTCTGTTCCAGCCGTGTGCCGGTCAGAATCGGCTCAGAGACAGTGGGAGCGTCGGTGCCGAGCAGGCTGTCGAGCCGACCGCCGCCGCTGGTAGAGATGCGGACGCCATGTGTGTTGACCGTGATCGGGGCGTCCAGGACATAGCGCAGGACCAGTACACCGTCCACGTAGGCTCGGATGATTCCATCCTTGTAGTGCGCCTGGCACACGGAGGTGCCAGAGATGGGGGTCTTGATGGATGTGGTCACGAGCGCAGCCGAGCCGCCCACCAGGTTGCGGATCAACTGCGTTGACTGGCCTTGCTGGAAGGTGATCTGGTAGTTGTCCGTGGCGCTGGCGTAGCCAAGGAAGATACTCGCAATGGCCGCCGTGATGGTGGACCCTACGAAACTCAGCTCCACGTTCGGGGTGCCCAGATCGTAGATGACGTTCGCCGGAATCGTGCTGGCGTAGAGCTTGTTGCCGCTGATCCCTGCTACCCCTACGGGGACAGTAGGGGTAGGACCGATCTGCGGAGCGCCGACAACCGTTGTGCTGTCGGCCCTGTCGAAGTTGTCCTGTAGGAGGGTGGCCATGCTCAGACCTCGGAGAACGTGAAGGTAACCGTCACCGTGTCTTGGGCAGGGAAGGAGGCGGGCGTCTCGGCCTTGCCATCGACGTAGCTGCCTCCCGTGGCAGCGGTGTGCGTGCCCGTGCCCACGATGGTGGTCCCAGCCGGGATGTCGAACACTGCGGAGGCAGTGATGACGCCGTTGGCCGGGGCGCTCCACGTCAGGGGCTTGCGCGCGAAGACGGGTGTTCCCCCAGTCGGCTCCGTGCCGGCAGTTGCACCCGGGGCCGTGGTGTAGACGGTCCCGAAAAGCGCCTCGGTGGCGTACTTGGCCGCGAGGCTGTTCTTTCCGTAGATGGATGCAACTGCCATGTGTTTCTTCTCCCTGAGCTATTCGACTTCCACGAGGTCGAGCGATAGGCCAATTCTATCAAACCTCTTTGTTACGATATTTCCGCCCAAAGAACTAGTAAATGACACAGCTCCAACACCGAGTCCCGGCTTCCTCGTGTTGTCGCCGGAGACCGTGGAGAGGTTGATGTGGTCGAGCGTCAGGGTGGAGCCTGAAGGGCACACGAGCTGGAGCCGGATTGCCGTGTAGAGGTTGTCCGCGCCATCGGCTGCCGAGATGATGACCGACTGGCCGGGGCTGTCCGAGGGGACGTGGTTGACGGGCTCGCTCCACTCCCCGGTGGCCACGTCCAGGACCGAAGACTGCACGACAGCGGCGCCCGTCCGCGCGCCCCACAGGTGCAGGTAGGCAGGCTGGCCGGGGACCGTGGCCACCACCTGGGAGATGCCGGCGTCCGGGAACTGCCCGAGGTTGGTGAAGACCACCTTCTGCCCGGCCAGCGCCCCGCCGCCGGCAACCCAGCGCGGGGCACACCACGACTCAGCGACGTAGCCGAGGAGGTAGGCAGAGGCCCAGCGGGTGGGGAGCAGGTTGCCGGCGCTGAAGTTGAAGTCGATCAGGTAGTACGGCCCCTTGCCATAGACACCGCTGTAGAGGTCCACGAGGTTCTGCAGGCCGGCGGTCCCTCCTTTGTACTGCAGCTTGTACCGCTTGAACGGTGTGGGCGCCTCGTAGACGTGCCGCCCGCCGTCGAGCAGGGCGGTCTCCTCCACGTCGCGGTTGAAGTCCCACCCCATCTCGGCCTCGGGGTAGGGAATCGGCAGCATTCTTCCGAGCGGCCCGAAAAGCATGGTCTTGACGGTCATTATCGTTGCCCTTCTGCAGCAAGTTGCCGGTTGCCGGCGTTGGCCGACTCCGCGATGACGCGGTTCTCGGTGAACAGCTTGATTTCCTGACGCATCTCGGCCATCGCCGCCAGCGTGGCGGCGCCGAGCTCGACCACGGAGTCCTGCAGCGCGCCTGCCCCGCCGCGCGCGCCGGACGGCGAGCCGCCCGCGCTGAACTTGGGCAGCCGCATCGTGCGGATCGCCTCCATGAAGTCCAGGCCGTAGTAGTCCACGGCGGGCTCGGGCTGGATGAACTCGCGCGAGCGAATCCCCACCAGGCCCTTGCCGTCCACCTTGGCCAGCAGGTTGTCCTGCTTGGGGTTGGCCGGCGAATCGCCGGGGACCAGACCGCCCTCGTTGAAGAACTTGATGCCGGTGGAGGCGCCCGATGAGGTGTTGTAGGACTCCCAGACAGGCTGATCGCCCACCTTGTCGCCGGCAGGGTCGATGCGGACACCGTAGGTCACCCGGGTCGCCACGTTGGTCACGCGGTCCCGGGTGGCCCGATCCAGCGCGTCACCGTAGGCGGCAGCCTCCTGGATGGCGCCCTCGGTGCCGTTCAGCTCCACGTCGGTGGGCTTGGTCCGGGGCACGGCATTGACGACACCGATGTAGCGTTCCAGGCTGCCCTGGAGGTTGCCCACGGCAGCCATGTTGAGGCCCATCTGCCCCACGTCGGTCTGGTACTGGGCCGTCAGGCCCTGCGCGTACCGGCGGACCTCATCGACGCTGTGGCCCTGCGCCGCGTAGGCGCCCACCATGTCGATCATCTTGGTTTCGAGGTTGCGCAGAGCCTCGCGGTTGGCGATGGCCGCGTCCGAGTAGCCGGTGAGCAGGCCGATGCCGGCCTGAACCGTCGCCGCTTCCTTGGTGGAGGCGTCGATTTCCTTCTGCTTGGCGGCAGCGTTGTTCAGCGACTCCTGGGCCTGCTGGCCGTAGTCGGCAGCACGGTCCACCTCGCCGTACTTCATCGAGATGCCCTGCTCGATCTTGGCCTTGTGGGCTGAGATGAGCTCCTTGTTGCGCTCATCGTTCAGCTGGCGCACCTTGTCGCGCAGGTCTTCAACCTGCTTGATTTCATCCTCGCGCTTCTTGTTGATGGCGTTCAGCGCGGAGTGGTAATCATCGGTGGCCTTGGTCAGCCCGTACTGCTGGTTGTAGGCCGACATCAGCGCCGTCTTCAGGCGGTTGCCGTAGTCCTCGGCTGCCTTCACCGCATCGTCAATGCCGTCAGCCATGTCCTTGGCTGCCTGCTTTGCTGCCTTGCCGGCACCCCGGGCCGCGTCGGCAGCCTTCTTGTAGCCGTCAGCGATGCCCCCGAGCTGGGGCGCGAAGGAGGGGCGCGCGCTGACCTTCGGCGGGGCGGCAACCTGGCGGACGGCGACGTTGGAGGTGGGCAGCGCGATGCTCGGCGGCGCCTGCACGCCCTGCACGCCGGGGAACAGGCTCTTGGTGTACTTGGCAAACGTGGGCGCGGTTGCAGCCACCTGGTTGAAGGCGCTCTGGACAGCCGAGAGCTGCTGGCCGGCGAACGTGGCGAAGTTGCGCACGTTGGCCTCAGCGGCAGAGGTGTCCGCATCAATCGGCGCCACGTAGGTGTGGTCCGTGATCGAGGTGATGAGCTTGTAGATTTCCTGGGACTTCTCGCTGGCCGGGTCGGTCAGCGCATCCAGAACCACCTGGTAGGGGTAGCCGGTAATCAGCACCAGGTTGTTGATGAGGGTTTCCATCTTGCTGTGTGCCTCATCGGTGTCGGCACCGATCTTGAAGTCTGCGGCAGCACTGCCGAAGTACGTCTGCAGCGCGGTCACCGTCTGCTCTGCCTGGGTGGCAACAGCAGCAGTGTCCACGTTCACGGGCACACTGACCGGCTTGCCTCCGATGATGGTCTCGAACTTGGCGCGGGTCTGCTCGGCCAGCTGCTCGACGTAGGAGGTGTCGCCGCCGTAGGCGCGGATTTCCTTGACAAGGCCCTGCACGAAATCCGCATAGCCCTGCGCCGCTTCCTGCGCCGAGAGCTGGTCGGTTTCCTTCAGCTGGTTGTAGTATTCCCGGGCCTTGGTCAGGGCATCCTGGAAGTTCTGGATGTTCTCGCGCCCGCCCTCGGACATGGGCGAGTACGACTGGGACTTCTGCAGGCCTTCACCAATGTTGGCGAGTGCGGCCTGCAGGGCAGCCTCGGAGTTGATGGTGCCGAAGACCTCATCGTTGAGTGCCTTCAGGGCATCCGTCATCTTGTCGATGTCCAGCGAGGCGTCATCGAACTCGCCTGCCGCGTCGTTGACGCCCTTGCCGGCCAGCGGGGCAGCTGCCGCGACATCCTTCAGCCCCTTGGCAGCGGTGCTTTCCGAGTTGGCCATTTCCGTGGCAACGCGGCCCAGCCAGCCGTAGGCATCGGTCTTGAACTTGTCGAAGCCGGCCTTACCCTTCAGCTCCTCCATCTTGGCCTTGAACTTCTCTGCGGTGTCCGTGCCGCCGGCAACGGCGTCCACGATGTCGTTGAAGTTCACACCCACAGAGCGCGCCACCTCGGTGACGCTCTGCCCGAGCTTGTGGAAGGCGATGTCGCCCTCGGTGATGGAGAGCTGGACCTTGCGGTTGTTCAGCGACTCTGCCACGGCGCGGCGCCCAGCGTCAGCACCCTGCTGCATGGCGTCGGCAATGGACTTGCCTGCCTGCTCGGCCTCGATCTGTGCGTTGAGGAATCCGCCTGCCAGGATCGCCAGCGCGCCGACAGCGATACCGATGGGGCCACCCGCCATCCCGAGCAGCGCGGAGGCGGCGCCCTTGATGCCGCCTGTGGCCCTGCCGGTGGAGGTAGCGAGCACACCAAAGGAGCCAGCCGCGCCGGAGCGGAGCTGGGCCGAGGTGGTGGTGGAGGCAATCATCAGCGCGCGGGTGGCGCCCACCTGCTCCAGCAAGGCGCGGGACTGCTGATCGGTGGCGCCCTTGGCGATGAGCATGGTCTGGGCCAGCGTGCGTACCTGGTTGCCCAGCGCCAGCCCGCCGCCCATGCCGCGAGCAGCAGCCTGCTGGAAGCCGATCATGCCGGCCATCACGAAAGCCTGCGCGGCCTTGAAGCCGAGAAACAGCGCCGTGACCGTGGCAATGGCCATCAGCGCCTGGAGCAGCCGCCCGATGGGGGTGATGCTCCCATCGGCGTTCTCGGAGATGGACCGGAGCCCGACTGCCACGTTCTTCGCCAAGTCCACGAACAGGCCCAGAGGGGCCAGAGCCCCGCCGCCGAGGGTGTCCCCGAGGTTCTTCCAGGCGTTGGACATCTCGGTCAGGTGGGCAACGATGGTCTCGAAGACCGGCTTCGACATCTCGTTCAGGGCGGTGCCCTCTTTGAAGCCCTGGTTGGCGTAGTCCATGGACTTGACCAGCACGTCGTTACCGACAGCGAGCTTGGTCAGGGCGTCCGAGACGCGGAGTTCCTTGATGCCGAGGTCATCGAGGGTGGTGGTCAGCTCGCCGTTCTTCTGCAGGGTGCCATTGAGCCCTGCAATCATGTCCGTGAAGAACTTGGAGGAGTCGGTCTTCCACAGCTTGGCAGCCTGATCGCCCGAGATGCCGAGCAGCTTGCCGTACTTCTCCAGCCGGGGTGAGCCCTCGGCCACGTCGCGGTTGATGTTGGCGAACACCTTGGTCAGCGCGCCTCGGGCCAGTTCCGGGCGCACACGCACGGAGGCGAGGGCAGCGGAGAGCCCGGTGACCTCGGATGCGCTCATGCCGGCGGCGGCGCCCAGGGGGCCGATCTGGTTGAGCATGGCGGCGATTTCGGGGTCAGTCGCTACGGTCTTGGCGCCGACGTAGGCGATGGCTGCGCCAACCCGCTCGAAGAAGTCCGGGAACTTCTTCACGTCCTCGGTGAAGGAGGTCTCCATGCGCCCGAACAGGGTGGCGCCGGTATCAGCCGAGATGCCGGTGACGGCCACAAACTTGGCCGTGGTCTCGGTGAAGGCTGCCAGCTTGTCGTTGGCCACACCCATCTGGGCACCGAGCTGGGTGATGCGGGTGAGGTCATCGAAGGCCACCGGCATGTCGGCGGCAAGGTCTTTGAGCGAGTCCTTCATGGCGGTCGCCTCTTGCGAGGACGCCTGGAACTCCTCGTTGACACGGATGACCTGGGCGAAGTCCTTCTGGTACGCAGCCGAGACGGCGGCGGTGGCAGCCGGGATGGCCATGAGGCCTGCAGAGATGACGCCGTAGGTGGCTCCCACGTCGTACATCAGGTAGCGGCTGTTGCTCATGCTGTCGTGCATGTTGGTCTGGGCGTCAGCGGCCTTGCGCGCGGCGGCAGCCTGGCGGTCCAGCGTGGCCGTGCGGCGGGCATCAGACTCGGCAGCGCGGGTAGTGGCAAGAGCGCCCTGCGCCGTGGCGCGGCCAGCCTGCGCCTCCTGGTTGGCCTTGCGCGCCAGCGTCTCGCCCACCTTGGCGTCGGCTGTGTTGCGGATACCGGCAGCGCGAGCGGCTGCGATGTCCGCCTGCGCAGTCTCCTTGGTGGCGGCAGCAGCCGTGCGCTGGGTCGCCACGAGCTTGGTGAACTGCTGGGCAATGAGAACGACGTTCTGCTTGCCGGCCTTGATGATGCCATCGAGCTCTTTGAGCTGTTCGCCCAAAACCTTGGCCTCCGAACGGAGAGCCTTCAGACCGTCCCTGGCATCCTTGGTGGAGATTTCCACTTTGGCGTCAAACGCACCAGCCACAATTCACCACCAATTTCCGTAGATTCTGTTGCCATTCTATCAGTTTGGCTATTTACAAATCTGGGGAAAAAGAGTAAAGCACCAATCCCTACAGATGTGGGGATTGGTGCTTCACTTACTGCTGCTGTGCTTCGGCCTTGGCCCGGCGCTTCATTAGCCGCTCATGCTCAGCCGCATGTTCCTTGGCTGCCCGCTCGAAGTAGTCACTGCGCGGGGGAAGCTTGGCCTCCGGGTCGTCTTCGGCATCGGCGGGGACTGCGTACACCACATGGGACTCGCCCGGCTTCAGTTCCTGATCCTTGGTCTCGGTTTCCTTATGCAGGCAACCTTGGCAGGTGATCGACTTCAGCTTGAAAGCAATCTCCGAGTTGGTGGAGAAGGCGTACCAGATGGGCACACCGCACTTGGGGCATTTCTCCTCCAGCAGCGTTTCCACCGCGTGTGCGAAGTTGTAGTCAGCCGGGTGAGGCTTGCGCGGGTCTTTCGCCTGCCGGATGACTGCCGTTGGTGACCAGCCCCATTCCTTGGCCGTCAGAACCATCGAGACGCACTCGCGGTTCTGCGGCCAAGTCAGGGCTTTGACAAAAAATCTGCGTCCTGCTCGATTGCGATGTGGAACAGGTTGTTGGCGAAGGTCAGCTGCTGCACGAGGTTCTTGATCTTGTCGTACTCGGACTCCATGTAGGTGTCGAAGATGTTTCGGACATCGGCCACCTTCCAGACGCTGGTGTCCTCGGCCCCGTCGATCTTGCGAACCACCTTGGTGATGGCCGAGGCAATCGTGTCGTGGTTCACCGAGTCGTTGCGCTCGATGTTCCGCTCGTGGACCTCCAGCTCGTACTCCTCCTCACCGTCCTCGGTGTTGGGGAAGTTCTTCCGTGCCGGCGGCTTGATTTCCTTGCGCCACTTCTTGTGGATGAGCCTCCACTGCGCGGGGGCGAGGCCCCGGATGTGGAAGGTGAGCACACTGCCCTGGAGGGCTTCGAGCAGGCCGGGAACCTTGGCCTCCAGCTCGCTGGCTGCCGCGTCGGCGTCTGCGTAGTCGGGAGCCTCGGTGCCGTCGCCCTCGTAGGGCTCGGCCTCTACGCCCTGGTCGGCGGCGGCAGCCTCGCGCTGCGCCTTGGCGAAGCGCTCCTTGATGGCGTCGGCCAGGAAGCGCGCCTGCGCCGCGTCGTGGACGGCGATGTTCAGCTCGTGCGCCAGCTTGGCGTCCGAGTACACGTCGATCTTGTCCTGCGGGTAGGTGGCCCCGGTGACGGCCTGCCGGGCGTTGAAGGCCTTCTCGGACTTCAGTTCCTCTGCGATTTCAACCGCTGCGTCGATGCTCATGGTGCTCCTGAAAATAGTAGTGGCCCCATACCTTGTTTGGTATGGGGCCAATCCTATCAAACTACCTAGTAAGGACTAGGCTTCGCAGGTGACGTTGGGGTAAGCCTCGCCAGCCTTCAGGAACTCCACCTCGATCATGACCGGGGTTTCTCCCGCGTCACCTTCGATGGTCCTGTAGATGTCGTTCTTGAATTTGAACGTCGAAACGATGTCGCCTTCAGCCACCGGCACGTCGGCCTTCGGGCCGTAGCGCGAGACCAGCCAGCCGGTGACGTAGGGAACCTTGAACAGGTTCAGCACCGTGGTGAAAACCGTGGCCGGAACCGGAAGGGTCTGGGTGCCGGTGCCCAGCTCATCGCGGAAGAACTGCAGCTTGCCTTCGTAGTTCTTCAGCGTCGGGGTCTCGACGTTGCCCTCATCCTCGACGGTCTTGGAGTTGTCCGTGCTGGAATCGCTCATCTTCAGCGTGTAGCCGGTAACGAGCGCGGGGGAGACGCGGGTGCCGGCGTTGATCTGCGCGGCGCTGGGGTGCTCGCCGTCAGTCAGGCCGAGTTCAGGAATCCACCAGACCGCGATGCGCTTCTGGTTGACCATCTTGTGAGAAGACATTGTTCAGGACTCCTTACGCCACGAGGGCTTTGTCGAGTTCCATGCGGCCCTGCTGCAGGAACTTCACGGAAAATTGGATCAGGTCATCATCAATGGTGTCCTGGGGTTCGTCGGCGGTGAACTTGAAGCTGTCCACCAGCTGGCCCACGGCCAGCGGAACCGAGCGGGCGAGGGCCGAGCGGCGCACGAGGTAGCCCGTCCGGCGCCCGTTCTTGAAGAAGCCGAACGCGCGTGCGAAGGCGGAAGCGGTCTCGGCCAGATCGCCCTCGCGGAAGAACGTCAGGTTGCCCTCGTAGTTGTAGCGAACGGGGGTCTCGGACTCGGCCTCCTCGCAGATGGTCCGCTTGGTGTTCACGTCCGACTTGCTGGGGTTCAGCGTGTAGCCGGACCCGATGGAGCACGAGATGTCCGTGTCCGGCGTGAACAGTGCCAGGGACGGAGCTGCGGGATCGTAGTCCGGGTCTTCGATCCAGTGAATGAGGGTTTTGCCGGAAATGAGCTTGCCCATTTAGTTGCCGCCTTCCTTTTCTGCCTCAGAAGGCTTGGGAGCCGCCTCGGACTTGTGTGCCGGGGTGATGTATTCCCCGAACATTTTCTTTTCGATGCCTCGCTGGCGCTGCACCATCGACGCCTCGGAAACCTCCTGCAGGTCAGGATAGATTTCCAGGTAGATGCGAGGGACTTCCTGCACCTTTTTCGTCTTGCCATGCTTTGCAATGACTGTCAGGCTTTCAGACACGCTAAACTCCAATCGCTTTATTCCAGTTTATCAGCAACGTAATTCCGTGCTGGGCTACGGGTTTATCAGGTAACGGTAGGACTGTGTGGCGGAAAAGCGCGTCGGCTGCCCGAGAGTAGAAATCTCTCCGATGCCGGCGAAAAACGCCGGGCCGACCTCGCCGCAATGGGCGGGCTCGAATCCGGTGATCTTTCCCCACGCCAAGGAATGCACCTGCCGGGCCGCGTCGTCATCCCCGGCGATGCCGTAGGTCGAGAAGCCCTGGATGAAGGAATCCTCGGTGGCGCCGAAGATGCCGTTGACCCGCTTGGGCGGCTTGGTCAGGCCGGCGAAGGCCACCACGAGGTGCGGCTTGATCTTGCCGTAGGCATCCATCGGGATGTTCTCGCCATCGGGCACACCTCCCTCGAACACCTCGATGAAGGGGATGGTGCGGAAGTGGGCAAGGATTTCCTGCTGGGAGGTGTATGGGTTGATGGTCATTGGACTTTCAGGCCCCAGCCTTTCAGTGTGTCGAGGACGGCATGGCGTCCGTTCATGAGCGCGTTCATGGGGGTGATGATCCTTTCGCTCGCCTCCCCACCGTGCTCCTGGATCAGGAAGTATTTCTCCTTGATGCGCAGCCAGCCCACCCGGATGGTGGTGGTGTTGCCGGTGCGCTTCACGTCGGCGTCGAGGGACTGGTTCATCTTGAAGGTCCAGTTACGGTTCGGCTTGCCGGGGGAGAGCGAGGAGGGCGTGTTGTCTATGGTCCACCGCGCTGCTTCGAGGCCGGCGACTCCGGCCTCCAGCGCTGCTTCCTCGACATCGGCCATCATGCCCTTCTCGGCCTGCAGGACATGCTGGAACAGCCCATCGGTCAACGCCTTGTGGCCGAGGAGCCCGGCCATTACTCGCCGCCCTGCTTGGAGTTGAAGCCGCAGTGCAGGACGTAGGCCCAGTCCTCGGTGGCGCCGAACCAGCCCCGCACAAACAGCTTCTCGCCCACAATCATGTCGTTGCCCTCGGAGTCGGTGGCCAAGATGGTCACCATGTCGTTGGACTGCCAGCGCAGGTCTTCCGGGGCCGGCACCGCCTCGTTGCCCTCGAAGGGCAGCATCAGCTGGGTCATCTGGTTGTCCGCCGCGTCCGCCACAAACTCACGGCGCGTGGGGCGCGCGATGCGGTCAATGTTGGCCCGGCCCAGGTACAGGAGCTCCGGCACACCACCCTCGTAAGCTCCGATTGCTTGGTTCCACTTGGCGGGGGTGGTGCTGGCGCGCTCGATCTTCACGCGGCCTGTCATGGCCGAGTTGATGACCGGCATGTGGTGCTCGGCCCAGCCGTCCGGGAAGACAGACGTTCCTAGCCCCACAGCGAGCCTCCGTTGGCTGCCTCGAACTGATCGAACGGCGTCACCGGGTCAGAGAAGTCCACGATGAAGAAGGTGCCGTCAGCCGCGTCCGTGGCCTCCTGCACCCGGTTACCTCGGGCGCGCAAGTCCTGCGCGAGCAGGCGCATGGCGTTGGCCACGGCGGGGCCATCGGTCTGCAGATTCTCCTTGCGGATTTTCTTCGAGACCATCGCTTCATTTGCAGCCAGCGCGGTAATTGCGTCTGCCGCTGCATGAAACACATTTCCTGCATTCATGGAAAGGTAGCCGCCGATGAATGCGTCCGAGAAGTAATACTCAGCCGGTGCGGAAGGGTTGCCCGGATCGCGCCGGAGCTGCGTGTCAGAAATGAGGAGACGCACCTGCCCAACAGGTGTCTCTGGGTCCAGGGGATTTGCGTCTTCAGCCATAGACCAATTCTACCGGAATGCAAAACGGCCCCGGCTATTACCGGGGAGCAACCGATAAAAGCCGGGGCCGTCCACCACACTACCGGAGGAGTAGCACCACAATTCAATGGTACAGCATTCCGAATTTGGCCGGAAATGGCAGAAGCCCCGCCAGGCGATAAACACCGGCGGGGCTTCTTGGGTCAGACTACGGAGTGCTGAACTGCGAGGGAGCAGCTGCCCCGGTGCCCTTGGAGGCCAGGAGACCCTGACCGTTGAGGAACGCGCCGGCCACAACGTGGCGCACGCGGTACTCGCTGGTGTCGTTCAGCAGCGAGCCTTCGAGACCCGGAACCTGACCGCCACCGAGGTAGTTGCCGCCGTTGCCGGAGATGCGAAGCTCGGGAGCCTCGTGGTTCTGCAGGAAGCCCACACCCAGTGCATCGCGGGTGCCGTCCTTGCCGCCGTCCGGCACCAAGTACCAGGTCGTGTCGGCAGACGCGGACTGGTCGATGTCCGTCAGCCAATCCGAGGCGGTCAGGGCCACGTCAGAGTTGGTCGGGGTGACCTTGATTTCCTTGGTGTTGTCGGCGTTGCGAGTGGTGTACTCGCGGATCGCCAGCAGCGCCTCTGCCTGATCCTTCATGGTGGTGGGGACCAGCAGGCGGAACTTGGGAACCGTCACGCGGCGTCCGTTGACCTTGCGGGCACGGATGGCCTTCTTGGCGAGGGTCAGCGCGTCCAGGTTCAGCGGGTGCTCTGCAGCAAAGAGGCTGTTCGAGTCGTTGATGTTGCCGTGCTGCGCGCTGAAGGAGACCGAGTTCGGGCCGTTGACGCCGGCCAGGATGCCGTAGGCTTCCGTGTCCTCGGTGTTGGCCGCGAGGTCGAGCATCTTGCCGGGAATGGACTTGATGAGGGACCATTCATCGTTGATGACCATTTCCCAGGTGAACGGGAACCGCGCGCCTTCCTTGTAGAGCATGATGCCGCTCTGGCTCGTGGTGAAGCCGAAGGAGGGGTACTCCGTGCCTTCCGGGATGCGCGGGAGGGAGTTCGGCTTGGTCTTGGCCCCGCCGTTCTCATCCAGATTCACGTCGTCGTCAAGCGTCAGCTCGCGGAACCACTGCGGCTTGAAGTCGTTGAACGTCAGCTTGACCGCGAAGTCCTTCCAGGTCTGCGTGCGGTCAGCGTACTGAGCCTGCAGCTTCTGGGTGACGCCGATGGCAAAGGCAGCCGCGAGGTCCGAGCTGGAGAAGGACTCCGTGATGTAGGCGTTGCCGTCCACAAGGGCCTTGATGCGGCCCTGTGCAGTGCGGTCACCATCAAGGGCGAAGCCCATGATCTTGCCCGCTTCAGCGATGTTCTGGATAGTCATTTCAGCCTTCCTTACGCTGCGTCGGCAGCGATGCCGGGGTTGAGGATTTTGACGAGCACGTCGGCAGCCGGGGCCGTCTTGACGCGCAGAGCAACGCCAAACAGCTTCGAGCCGGCGCCAAGGGTCGTGGTCAGGGTGTTGTCCGAGGTCTTGATGTAGACCGGACCGCCGACCGTGGTTGCGCCCACAACCCGCAGCATCGCGGAGCCCTTCAGTGCCACGGAGGCAAAGCCGGGTTCGTTGCTGGAGGCCGAGCCGGAAGGCTGGGTCAGCTGCGCGCCAGCACCGAGGGTGATGGTCTGCGTAACCGAAGCCTCATCGGTGACGGTGACGGCGTTGAGGACACCGATACGGACAGGGGAGCCTGCCTTTGTGCCGGTCGGTACGGGAAGGGAGAGGTATTCCGCTTCCTTGAAGACAAAATTCTTTGCCATTGTTCAGCCTTTCATTGCCGCCTGTTTACTATTGTACGGCATCCGGGAAAAAGAGTAATTGAGTAAAGCATGGGCGGAATTGTGTGCCTGTGAAATCCTTCATGAGGCACACAACCCCGGCCCTACTGCATTGCCCGAAAGCCGTCTGCAGCGGACGAGATGCAGGATCACCGCCTCATTTAGCCAAACATGGTGGTGCCGATTTTGGCGACACCCGACTCCTGCAGTTCCTCGGAGCCATTGCCCCGAAATTCCTTGGATTCCTCCACGATGGTCTCCAGGTACTTCTTCTCGGCGGAAATGGCTTCCGCGAGTTCGGTGCCGGATTCCACAGCTGCGATGACCTTGGCGTGGGCTGCCTTGGGCAGCTCGGCCTCGACTAGCGCGCCGGCAATCTCGGCTGCGGACGGTGCCTTGGGCTCATCCTTCTTCTGGGCTTCCACCAGGGCTGCCGCCTTGTCGGCGTCCTCCTTGGTCTTGGCCTCGACCAGGGTGTTGACTGCTTCGGCGGTTTTGTTCGTCGTCTCGATGAGAGCGCTCAGAGCCGCTTCGAGTTCCTTGTCCATCTTGATGGGTTCCTTTTCTTCTAGGGGCTCTGCACCACTCTCGGATGCAGAAATCTGTTTGCGGTCGGATTCCAGCATTTCGCCAAATTTGCCGCCGGCACCGCCCTGGGTCACGATGTCCACCGAATGCACGGCGACAAATTTCTTCAGCTCCATGCCGTTGGTGCCTTCAACCATTTCGCCGGAGGCCCGGATGGAAATGTCGATCAGCCCGGCCTCGGCCAATTCCTTGATGCGCGCCCGTTCGGATTCGACAATGGTGAGATTGGCCCACAAATCCTTGCCGTCGAACTCGGAGGATTCGGAAAGGTAGCCCACGATGTCGTCAATGCTGCGCTCGGGGCGGTTCCATTTCTCATCGGCGGAAGGGTGGTTCTTGAAACTGCGGACACCCTTGCCGAACAAATGCTTTCCGGCCTCGACTACCTCTTTGGGGTAGTAGGCCGAGGAGCCCTGGCGGTCGCCTTCGATGATTTTGATGCGCCACGTTTTGCCCGTGAGTTCAGCGGGCTGTAGTTTCCGCGCCTCACTGATTTCCGTAACGGTCATTGGGAGTCTCCATTCGTCTATTCCATATTACCAGTTTGGTTTTCTGGCACTCTGAGAATAAACAGCAGGCCAGTGATGGGTATTTCTACCGCTTGGCCTGCTGCGCGTCCTTGCGGTACGAGTTGTCGCCGTTGGAGGGAGCGGTGGAGGCGTCCTTCTTGACCTTTGGCGCCTTGCCGCCCGCCGGCAGGGCAGCGGGGCCGGGCTTGCCGGGGACGCCGCCGGCAGGCTGCTCCTTGGCCAGCTTCTCGGCGTGCTGGGCTGCCAGCTCGGCCTGCTTCTCTGCCTGCTTGGCCGCAAGGATCAGGTTGCCCAGCTCCTCCTCGCTCGGAACCTTCTCGGGATCGTAGTCCAGATCGAGCACCTTGACGATGAGCTTGCGCATCTCCTTGTCGCTGAACAGGTTCAGCGGGAGCAGGGAGACAATCGACTGAATCTGGCGGTAGACGGCCTCCTCCTCGATCTTCTCGAAGGACACCTTCACCTCGAAGCCGAGGTAGTTGAAGATCGACTCGAAGAACATGACGTGCTCGGACTGGCGAGCCCGCATGACCTTCTCGTTGGAGCTGCCCAACGTCTCGGCTGAGGCGCGGTTGGCGTTGCCGGCGTCGGCGGTCAGCTCGTTGAGCGGCACGTTCAGGCCGGCGGCGACGTAGCCCGCCAGCGGCAGGCCTGCCTCGAAGTCCACGGAGCCGCCAGTGCGGCCCACCGAGGAGATGGTGGCACCCATGCCGGTGACGGCGGTGGCGCCCACGGACTGAGGCTGCCCGGTCAGGGGGTCAATGGCCGGGGCCGTGCCCACCTTGGTGGCCGCTGCCTTGGCGTTGGCGGCAGCCGGGGTGGCCACCTTCCAGGCAAAGCGCGAGTAGGCCTTCACCAGCGTGGCTTGGCACTCCAGGAACTCCTTGTGGGCCTTGGCCCAGAAGATCACGCTGAGCAGGTCAGGGACGCCCCACTTCCAGCCGGTCTGCTTGTTGACGCTGTGCGCCGCGATGCGGGAGTCCTGATTGACCTTCTTGCCCTTGAATTGCCGGGGGAGCCTGCCGTTCTCCTCGGTGTCGTAATCGACGGCGGGGTAGTATTCGACGTTCTCCTTCTCCACTTCCTCCAGCGTGGTGGCCTTGGTGGTGATGGTCTTCCATTCCCGCCGGTAGAACCAGATTTCCTCGGAGTTGTCGGGGTTGGAGACCGTGCCGGTGATCTGGCGCATGGGCACACGGGCCACGGCCCCCTTGGTGGACTTGGGTCCGGGCTTGGTCACCAGCAGGAAGAAGTTGCCGTCCGTGGCAAGGCAGTTCTCCATCTCCTCCTGGGCCTTGTCCGAGAGGAGGTACTTCTGGTTGACGGCAGACTTTACGAACGCTGCCTGCTTCTCCAGCCCCTCCAGCTTGATGCCGTTGCCCCAGATGTAGGCATGGCGCACCGCGAGGCCGCGCTTGATGATGGGGTTGATGACCGCCAGCGCGCGCGTGACATTGGTGTAGTTCTTGATGGCGGACAGCGGGAGCTCGTTCATGTCCGCGTCTTCGCCCAGCGGGCGCCAGCCGATGTTGTCCAGCGCGAGCTGCACATCGGCCAGCGACTCGGCCAACTCGGTGACCTTGCCGGCCAGCGCCTGGTTGGCTGCCCGGGTCTCCAGCAGCTCGGCCATCGGTGTTCCAGCCGACTCCGAGAATTGCATTGCCACTCGCTGGCGCGGTGCGCGTTTCCTGGACATGAAACTCCTAAAGTCAATGGCTGAATGGACAGCACTCCATCCATTCTATCAACTGGTGCTTTATTGCTTCTTCGCCATCAAAAGAGCAAATCAGTAAGGGCTAATGCTCGTTTCGTAGGCAAACAGGAAATCCTCGGGCATCGTCTCGAATTGCGTGCCCGCCTCCAGTTTGTGGACGGCGTTTTTCGGATCGAAGCCCAAGTCCATCTGGGCATAAGCGGCGGCGTCGGCGTAGTCAGGGGATTTGCCTGTCTTGGCCCGGATTTCCTCTTTCGACGCCACCTGCAAAGCGCTGCGGGTGTTCTTGAAGTGGTATTCCAGATCGCCCAGTTCCTTGATGAGTTCGGTGTCCGCCTCATCAATATCCACCCGGCCATTCAGCATGTCCTCGCGCATGGTGTCGTACATCTGGGCGCGACGGTTGAGCCACTTGTCGTTGTCATCCGAGGCCGCGTTGCCGATGATGCCGATGGTCTCGAAGCGGCCCTCGGACTTGTTGGTCACCATCTCGTAGACGCCGGCACCGATGCCCACGCCGTCGATCCTGACCTCATCCACAAAGTTGTCGTGGGCCAAGGTCACCACGCGCGCGGCGGTCTCGGTCAGGGTGGTCTTGTTCCACTTGTCGAGGAACCGGAGCACGCCGTCCTGGTAGATGTAGACCACCGTGTAGTCGCCGCCCATGCGGGCAACGTCCACGCCGAGGCGCGGCTTGGAGTCCTGCCGGTGGACCAGCTCGGTGGTGCGCCCCATGGTCAGGGTGCCCTCCGGGAACAGCGCGTTGGTGCCGTCCATCGAGAACTCGCCCAGCACCTTGGAGCGGAAGCGAGGGGAATCCTCGCCCCACTCCTTCTTGCGCGCCTCGATCCACTCCAGCGTCACCAGACCGCCGGAGGCCTCCTCGGGGAAGTCCTCACCCGTGATGTTGGGGGAGTCGTAGGAGTTGATGGTGATTTTGTGCCAGGACTCGTTGTTGGTCTTCCAGATGGCGCCGAACGGGGTGTTCACATCATCAGGGTTGCCGATGGCCAGCGCGGCGTCGTACTTGCCTGTGGTGATGGCCGAGACGGCGGTGAAGATGGTCTCGGGGATACCGCAGGACTCATCGAGGACCGCGAGCACACCCTGCCGGCGGTGGATGCCCTGGAAGGCGTGCTCGTTGGTGTTGGAGGGCTTGCGCCCGAAGGCGCGCTGGACTTTGAGGTCTGACTTCCACTCGTTGTCGAGCGAGATATTGCCCCAGAGCTTGGCCTTCATCTTGTGGTCGCGCAGGTACTCCCAGATGATGTCCAGCTGGGGCTGCGTGGGCGCCGTGGTGACCGCGATGGAGTCCAGGGACTTCCGGGTGTCCGCCCACCAGGCCACGATGATGGACGCGACAAAGGACTTGCCGACGCCGTGGCCGGACTTGACCGCCACGCGCTTGTACTTCAGCAGCGCCTCGGCAATCTCGATCTGCTTGGCCCAGAGGGTGTAGCCGAGCTTGTCCTTGGCCCAAAGGGCGATGTCGGTCTTGTAGCGCTCGTTGAGGGCAGCCTGCTCCAGCTCGGCGCTGGCAGCCCTCATCGCATCAAGAATGCTCATCTGCTCGATCCTGCTCCAGCTTCGCCAGCACGGTCTCCCATGTGGCCTTGTCCTCGTAGATCACCCAGACGGCCTTCAGCAGGTTGACGATGAGGGTGTAGTGGGAGTCCGTGGCCGTGAACAGCCGGGTCTTCACTGCGGCCCAGTCGGGCTCCTGCCCGTCCCTGTCGTAGAACAGGTCCAGGATGTCGGTCACGTCCTTGGTGTAGATGCTGGGGTTGCTGCTCATTCTTCGACTCCCTCGGTCAGGGCGCGCTGCGCCTCGGTGGTGAACAGCTCTTGGAGGACGGGGCCGGTGAGCTGGCCCTGGATTTGCTTGATGGTCTTGCTGCTGGTCAGCACCTGCTCGATGTGCGCCTGCATCCCTGCGGAGATGGCGAAGATGGCCCGGAGGATGAGCTGCGTCTGGGCTTGGGTCAGCTCCAGCAGCTTGTCCTCGGCGTTGCGCTTGTTCTCCTTGTTGATGCCCTGCAGCTTGGCGATTTCCTGCAGCAGCTTGATGACCAGCTCGTAGTCCTCGGCGCGGTCGGCAAAGCGCAGGCGGTCATTGACCTGCGTGAGCAGCACTTCCAGCCGCAGTTCCTGGAGGACGGCCTGCTCCTCGGGCGGCATAATCGTGCGCGAGGTGATGAACTCTTTCCAGACGGACACCACTTCTTCGACATCGGCACCCGTTTTCAGGGCAATTTCCTCGAAGGAATAGCCCTTGGTGCGCAGGGGGACAACTTTCGCCGTGAAGGCGTCCATTGTATTCAGATCATCGGCCATGTCAATAGCTTACCAAGACCAAAGTTTTACACACCGTTCTACACAGCCTGTGGACAACAAAAGGCCCCCGAGCTGTGGAAGTACCTCGGGGGCCTTGCTGTCCGGGTGAATAGTCCGGGTTCTTTCTCATGGGGGGTTATGGGAACCCGCAGAGTGGACAGGACTTGAACCTGCAACCGACGGTTTTGGAGACCGTTGCTCTACCAATCGAGCTACCACCCTTTGGCAAGCTTATTTGGGGAAGCCTACGAGAAACCCTGAGTTTTCTGCCCTCCGGCTAGAGCCATCGTCACGGGCTGGTTACCGGATCATGCTGCTCTAGTGGAGTGTGGTGGATTTGAACCACTGCGCCTGCCGGCCCCGTATGAGGCCAACACACGCCATGCGGGGCGCTAAGCGACACCCGCACCCAGCCAAGCCTGCGCTGGGACACATCACCCCTCATCCCCCTAGCCCCTTCTCGAATAGGGCACCCGATCTGGCCTGCGGAATACCAGCAGCATTAGTTCGGGGGACTTTCGCCGGATTCCTTTTGATCGGTCACCCGGGTACAACTTGCGGCTGATTTTTCACAATCAGCCAATTCTGTCTAGGCCGCTTGCCGGCCTTCCTCGGTCGGAGTCGAGAGCCAGCGCGCGAAGACTTCGGCAGCCTCCTGGGTGGCCTGCTCTTTGGTCTTCGCCATCTTGCTTTCCTCCGTGTGCCTCGGTGTGTAAAAGCAAACCTACACCAGACAAAAATAAAGGGCAAGACCCTCTTGACGCCGGATTTAGAATGGCCTCATGAAGCCCCGCGCAGCCCTGTATTTACGCCAAAGCACCTACAAGGAGGAGTCAATCTCCTTGGAGCTCCAAGAGCAGGCCTGCCGGAGCTATGCCGTCTCACAGGGCTACGACGTGGTGGCCGTCGAGGCTGACCCCGGCATCTCCGGGCGCACCTGGAACCGTCCCGGCGTCCAGCGCGTCATGGACCTGGTGGAGGGCAAGCAGGCCGATGTCATCCTGCTCTGGAAGTGGAGCCGCCTCAGCCGCTCCCGGCTCGACTGGGCCGTGGCCGCTGACCGCGTGGAGACTGCCGGCGGTCGGATCGAGAGCGCCACCGAGGCCATCGACGTGTCCACCGCTACCGGGCGCCTCGCGCGCGGGATGCTCACCGAGTTCGCCGCCTTCGAGTCGGAGCGGATCGGGGACACCTGGAGGGAGACCCACGCCCGGCGTATCCGCAACGGCCTGCCGCACCACGGGCTCCCCCGGTTCGGCTACACCTACACCAAGGCCGGCGGGTACGTCCTGGACCCCACCAGCGGCCCGGTGCTGCGCGAGTTCTACCTGCGGTTTACTGCCGGGTCCACCTTCAAGGAGCTGGCAGCCTACGCGGTCTCCGAGGGCTTCGAGCCGGAGGCCGGCTGGGGCCTGGGCACACTGAGGAGAATCCTCGACCGTGGGTTCGGTGCCGGCTACGTCTGGAGCAAGGGCGAGCACGTCCCCGGCGCCCACGAGGCGGTCATCACCGAGGCCGAGTGGCTGCAGTACCGCGCCCGCAGGGACTCCCGGAGCCCCCGGACCCGGGCCGAGGCCAGCGACTACGCCTACTCGGGGCTCCTGCGCTGCCACTGCGGCGGCAGCATGGGCGGCTCCACCATCCAGAAGGCCAACGGGGTGCGCTACATGCGCTACACCTGCACCGTCGCGCAGCAGAAGGGCAACCACAAGGCCACCACGGTGTCCGCGCCCTACGTCGAGAAGGCCGTTTTAGCATGGTTGGGCCAAATCGCGGCTGAAATCGACGCGAAGGCAGCCGTTTTGGAGCCCCCGAAGTCCTCCAACATGGAGCGCAAGGCGGGCCAGCTGCGCGCCGACCTGTCCAAGAACCAGACCCGGATCGACACCCTGACGGTCAAATACCTCGATGGCGAGGTCTCCACGGAGGTCTACGAGCGGCTGAAAGCCAAGCTGGCCGAGGAAAAGGCGGCGGCGGAGGCCCGGTTGAGGCTCGTGGAGGCCAATTCGACCGTGAAGCCGGCCCAGGTCGTGCCCCAGCTGCTGAAATCGTGGCCGACGCTGCCCTCGAAGGGCAAGCGCGAGATTCTGAGCCGCCTGGTGTCGAAAATCCAGCTCCACGACTGGGAAAACGGGCCAGCCGGCGGCAAGCGGGCCATCACGCTGCACGCGGTCTGGGAGTAGTCAGTTTGAGTGCATATGTGGACGTAGCTGCCTTCAAACTGACTACTTTTTGAGGGCAAAAGAAAACCGGCCCCTTGGCTAAGCCAGAGGGGGCCGGTGTTATCTTTCAAGGCTACGCTATTCGGGCTCCAGGTAGTGCTCGGGCATCCTGGACAGGAACTCGCCGGAGCGATTTCGCATGAACTGCCGGAACAGGCTGTCGGGGAGGACGTAGTAGTCTCGCTGGGTAGACTGCTCGATCACCATGATGGTCCCGCACTCCCCGTGCTCCATCCGGTGCCACACCTTGATGGCCCGGACGCGCTCACCGAGGGAGAAACGGCGCTCATCATCACGCCAGAGACGTTTTCCCTCCGCGTAGACCGCCGATCTGTCCGTTCGGTGCCCGATTGCGTCCCGAGGGAGCCCACCCGCGTCGATTTCGCAGGTGTTTTGGCCCCGCCTAAGCCGCTTCATTCCCTGATTTTACCGGGTTTTGGGCCTCAACAACAGCCCTCAAATCGGCGTCATCGAGGTCTTCCAAGTCCCGAATCGTGAGCACTTTGGGTGCTGGAATGCCCTTCAGGGTGTCGAAAAGGCGGCTCATTTCTGGTCCTCCAGGTCTGTGATGTGCTTGGCGCAGTGGCTGCAGATGCGCCTGCTGCTCCTGTTGATGTCGAAGTCCTCGGGATTCCGGCTGAAGGGCTTGACCGCCGTCTTGTCGTTGGCATAGTCCTTGAACTGCACCCGCAGGTTGGGGAACGCCTGCCCGTCGCGGCCCCGAATCCGGCGGCAGACCGGGGGGCCGAAGGCGAACTGCTCGTTGAAGCCTGCGCGCTGCCTGTCGGCGGGGACTGCGTGGATGATGTAGCCGTTGTCCGGGATTACCTGCAGGAAGCCGCTCATGCCGCCACCGCTGCCGCGTGCTTGGTGTGGATCGGCCTGTCATCGCCCCACCAGAGCACGGGGCGCTCCAACTGGATGAAGTGGGGGAAGTAGGGCTTGGCCGCTTCCTTGGCGATGGTGACATGGGGGTTGAAGTCGAACTCGGAGGGGCTGACGATGCCGTAGGCAGCCAGCCGGCGGGTCAGCCACTCGTGCTCGGACTGGAGGTCCGGGTGCTCGATGGTCAGGACGGGGACGTTCTTTTCCTTGCCGAACAGGTCGGGGCCGGTGACCCGGCAGGGTCCGGGGTTCAGGCCCTCCCAGCGCAGAACGTACTCGATGGTGCTGCGCTTGAAGGTGGCCGTCTCGGTGTTCCCGAGAAACAGCGCGGTGCAGTGCAGCTGCTCATCGGTGCTCCCGAGGAACCATGCCGGCCAAACGATGCAGATTCCAGTGCTCATTTCTTCGCAGCCTCCTCGGCCTCGTACCGCTTGCGGATTTCCATGCCGACCTGAATGGGCATGGGATCGGAGAAGTGGATTTCCTGGACGTAGAAGCCCAAGGCGTCAAGCTCCTCGCGGATTGCCTGTTGGTCCTTCCACGGGATGTTGGTGAGCTCGAAGAACTGCTCGCCCACCCCTGTGAGGCCGTTGGGAAGTGTCCAGCCGGCGCTCTTGGGGATGGTTCGGATGTAGGTCTTGACTGGTGTGCCGATCATGCTGCTTCCTCCTGGGTGGTGGGCACACCTGGGTGGGCCTCGGTGGGTGGGGCGGTGGCAGCCTTGCGGGCTGCGGGGGTGGCGTTGAGTGCGGCGAGGTCGAAGCCCCGCCACCAGTCGATGGGCTTGCCGTGGGAGGTGATGAGCACGATGGGGTACTCCCCGTCCCTGCCGACGTAGGGCAGGGCCTCGGCGTAGCCGAACTCCAGCGGATCGTTCTTGGCGGTGTAGGTGCGGTAGGGCATCTTCAGCGCGTCGAGCGTGGCGATGGTGCGGTCCTCGTTGGGCCGGGCGGCGAAGTGGAGGAAGATTTCGTAGGCCGGATCGACGGGAGGGAACCCGCCGCCGTGGCTGCCGCCCGGGTGGAACTGGTTCAGGCCCTCGCAGTCGTTGCACTTCTCGCGGTCCCGGTGGACCGGGAGCTCGACATCGCACCGCCGGCAGTACCGGGTCTCGGGGGCGCCGACTTCCGGCTCGGGCTGTGCCCACGGCCCCGCGCTGCCCCTCATGGGTTCTCCTCCAGCACCATCTCCAGCGCTGAGACCCCGCCGGAGAAGGCAATGGCATGGGCAGTGTTGGCCGCGTTGTCCAGGTTGCCTTTCAGCGTGGCCAGCAGTGTGCGGACCTGTCCCTCGGACATCATGGCTCCAGCCCCAGGCGTTCGAGCAGCTGCGCGCCGGCCTCTTGCCAGATGCGGCGCCCATCATCGTTCAGCGCGCCCTGCATGAACGCGGCGTACTGGCCCTGTTCGACGGCGATGAGGTTGGCGGTGCGCTGCTCATCGGCCAGGCGGGCGGTCTCCCAGGCCACGGCGAGAGTGGCTTCGATCTGGGCGTTCTGGAGGGCGAAGGCCGAGGGCTGCTCCTCGCCGTGCTGCCAGTCCTGGGCGTTGGAGATGTGGGGGTTCTCGGTCATTACTGGCTCACCTTCACGACGTTGGGGTACTGGCTGAACAGGCCGTTGCGCCAGCCCACGGTCTCGAAGTTGTAGGAGACGCCGGTCTTGATCGAGGCGTAGGTGTCGGTCGAGTTGAACTGGCCGTTGCTCCAGGAGTCGGCTACCTGCAGCTGGCCGCACTTGTCGGTGATGAGGATGTAGTTGTTGCCGCCGTCCTTCTTGCCGGTGGCGATCTTCTCGACCACGGTGCAGGTCCGGGTCTCGCGGGCGCTGTTCCAGGCGATGGACGAGCCCACCCAGATGAGGGCGATGAGGGCGAGGACGATAAAGCTGGCCCAGGCTTCGATGCTTCCGCGCTGGCGATTGGTGCTTTTCCACGGTGTCTCCTTGGTTGTGTGGGTGTGTATGGCCAGCGTAATACACATCAACCTAGTAAGGAAGGCCCCTGGGCCAGGAATCTGGGATTCCCTGCTACTCGGCGCTATCCTCCCGCGCGCCGAGCTTGCCTTCCTTGAACAGCTCGTGTTTGTGCCGGCGGTGCCGGCGTATCTGCTCGGTGTGCCTGGCCGGATCGTAGTAGCGCCCGTCCTTGCGGCGCTCGATGTACGCGGCCTTGGCGGCGGCTTCCTTCTCGGGGTCCAGGATGAAGCCGATGAGCCGGCGCGAGACGCCGAAGTGGATGGCCAGCTGGCGCTGGCTGGCTCCCTGGGCGTGCTGCTCGCGCACCTCCTCGCGCTGGGCGTCGGTGAGCTTGCGGCGGCGGTCATCGGCGGGCTGGATCGGGCCGGCCTTCTCTGATTTGTAGGGCATGGGAGAACTCTACACCGAAGCCCCTGGGCGGAAAATGCACGCGCGATTTTTTGGGATCGGCCAAAACGCGAGGGCGTCCATGGAGGAAAAACATGAGTCCGTCTGAGTATGTCGAACAGCCGGCCATCCTGGCCTTCGCCGGCGTCCTGAAAGTGATTCAGTCCGGTACTTGACTTTTGATGTGATCCGTGAGTGTCAAGCCCTCATCATGCACAGTCCCCCACATAGATGCATGAAAATTCACACGGGCATATCTCACCATATGGACCTATATGCACCCCCGGGCATGGAATACACCCCCCATATGCACCCCCCTGCAGGGCTCCAGGTCCAGGGCTGCAGGCCTGCAGGCCCCCGCGCTGGAGCCGTTGCGGGAATGCGTCACAAAACGGTGGAATGCGTTGCAAATAAGGGGTGTTTCACAGTGCCCTAGTCCCGTTCCGGGCGTATCCGTGCCTGCAGCACCCCACACACACGCCGCCGTGTGTCTTCATAGATAGAAATTAGAGAATGGATGTCTGGAATAGCCCCATATGCAACACATCCCCGTCTTTGTTCTATATCTCCACATCCGACACGCCCGGGCGCGGGGTGAGTGCATCCACCCCCCACACGCTAGGCCCTATGCCGTGTGAGCGGGCAGCCGTGCCGCCTTCAGCGCGCCTGCAGCCGGCCCCCTGCAGGGGCAGCCCGGAAGGCCTGCCATACGCTCACGGGGGCACACAACGGGGCGCGCTGGAGTAGCCCCGCTGCAGGCGCCCCGGGTCACTGCAGGGCGGGCAGCTCCAGGGCGCAACAAAACACCCCCGGCCTAATGACCGGGGGTGTGATGTGGGGGTGTGTGGGGTGTGTGTGTGAGGGGCTAAGCCATAGGCGCGCCGCCTTCCGGCTGCAGCTCTGAAGGCTTAGCCCAATAGATAGGCGGGTTATTCCGGCCCGCGTATTTGTCCAGGATCACCCCGGCGTGTTCGCCGTCCAGGGTGTAGACGTAGCCGGGGCCGTCCGGGGTAGTCACCCGGGCGCCGGCCTGCAGCGCGGGGGCAGCCGGCGGGGCGTCTTCCGGGATGAGCTCCAGCGCTGCAGCCGTGACCCAATACAGGGAATGGCCCTGCACTCTCACCCCGTAGCGGCTGCCGGCTATGGACTCCACATAGGCGCTACTCCACCCGCCGTCCCCGGGGTGTGTGTTTAGTAGCTTGACTGTCTGCCCCACACGGAAGGCCGGGACATCCGGGGCCGGCGTCATATCCTGCCACGTCGCCACTTCCGGCGGGACGGACTCACCACAACACCGCCTAACCGTGTGCCAGAGCACCCCGTCACCGGACACGCTCACGGCGTCCAGCGGGTGCCCCGTCCGCTGCAGGTGCCCTGCAGCTATCCGCCGCTGTAGCGGGGTATCGTGCAGGGGCTGAATCTGCAGCGCGGGGGCGTCTTCCGTGGCGGGGTGTTCGGGCACCCCTGCAGCTTCCAATAGCTGCACGTCACCGGGGGTGATGTGTGCCGCTAGGCCCTGCAGCTCCACTAATTCGCCGTAGCTAATGTCTTCCGCTTCAAGTCGTGCCCGTAGTTGCTCCAGCCGGGCCGGGATGTCTTCAGCCGGCGCCGGCGGCGCGGGGGTAAACGTGATGTCTGCCAGCTCATCAATGGAGTCATCCGGGGCCACATAACGGCCCCTCACACGGTAGGCACCCCCGGGGGCAGCTTCAGCGAATTGCACCAAAATTTCACGCCCGTCATGCTCCAGGATGTCGCCGGCTAGGGGCATATGCACGTCTTCCACCGGCAGGCCTTCCGCCGCCCTCATCCATTCGGGCCATTCCGTCATTTTGGCCCGGGCGTCTTCAAGTGTCCCCCCGTCCCGAATTGTCTCCAGGATGAGCTCTACCCCGGGGGTGAGATAGTGGCGGGCGCCGCCCTGCAGCACGTAGCTACTGCCGGCATTCCCATAATTGATGACGTAGACACGCCGCCACACGGGGCGCGGGCCGAATGTCTGGAGCATGTAGGGGGTAGGAATTTTGGCCCCGTAGCCCGTGGCGCTGGAGTGGCGCGGGGCTTCAGTGATCCGGGCGCCGTTTACATCCCCGGCGCTGAAGTGCTGCAGGGTGTCCGGGGTGTCTTCCGTGTTGCTCATGATGTCTAGCCTTCCGTGTGGTGTGTGGGGGGTGTGAGGGTGTCGCGCGGGGCTACATCCACCGGTGCCGGAGCGCGTAGCCCGGGTCACTGTGCTTACGTCCCCGGGAGTAGTTAGCCGGCGGGTTAGCCTGCCCCCGTGTTTCGGCGTAGTAGTTGCTGTGATCGTTGGACGGGCAGGCCGGCGCCCGTTTTGTCCCGTCGTGCCCGGTGCACTTGAAGCCGTCCGCAAACACGGCCCGGGACACGCTGTAAACAAGATGGAATCCCATATCCATTCCGGCGCCGTCCAGCTTCAGCCCGTCATAGCGGGGGTGCAGGCTGAAGATACCCGCCCGGGCGACTAGCCCGTCCAGGTAGAAAATGGAGCCGTCCCGCCCTACTTTCACAACGGAAATAGCCCGGGACATCCCGGAAGATGAGACGTGGCGGGTAATGGTGTGCAGCGTGTCCCCGGGCTTCAGAATTTTGTGCAATTCCTGCAGGGCTTCAGCGCGGGCCGTGTTGTTTGCTTTAGTGCTCATGATGTCGTGCCTTCCGTGATGTGGGGGTGTGGTGTTGGGTGCCGGGGCACACGGGCTAATCGGTCACCGTGTGCCCCTGTAGTGTG